GAAGAAGGGAATCTTTCCATATCCAGTTTTACCACCACCTGCATATTCAGTCATGCTTCTTTCCATAGCATTTGTTACAGGCATTCCAGTCATTTCTGATTTTTGTTGAGCTTCTGCCATACCTTCAGGGGTATAATCAAACTCTTCATCTCCTACTCTTGGCATTATTTACCTCTCTTTCTATTTCTAGCATCAAATGTAGGCCATACATAACCACCGCCTTCATATTTGCCAGTTTCGTTAATTTCTCTAAGGATAGGCAATGTATCATCGTTTACCGAATCCTTTTTTATTATAAATTCTCCACCTTCTACTTCTATAGGTATACCACCTTCTTCATGTGATGGTCCTTCTAATTTACCACCTTTATTCATAGATTTTAAATGTTTATCTATTCTTTTAGATTGACCTAAATGCATTTTTGATGCATTTTCTAATTCGCCAACTATATTTTTTAAATCTTTTTTAGAACCTTTAACTTTTCCACCTTTTTCTTTTTTAGGAAACCCTGCTTTCATATTTGCATAATTTTCTTTAGATATAGTAGATTTACTTTTAGGTCTGCTAATATTTTTCTTTTTTCTTTTATTTATATTTTTGTATAAAGACATAATTTACCTTTTAATTTTATTTAGGCTCTTTTGGAACGTCTGTTGTATCAAAATCTGCAGAAGCAAGACCACTTGTTGTTCCATGATGTGTTTTGCCACTAGAGTCTAAAACATTATTTGAACCAGTATCATCTGATGCATTTAATTTCCAATAACCTTTAATAGTATCTCTTTCACAAGTTAGTCCATATCTTGGTCGCCCATTATTATATAATCCTTTAACTTGAGCAGCAGTTAATATTGTTCCTTTCCAAAATATTACTTCACACATTATAGCATCTATTGCATCGCCATCTTTTGAACCTATAAAAACATCTCCAGTATATTGTGAAGGAGCTGCAACATCATCACTAGTAGCATCTTGTGCTCCATCAATATATAATATTGCTGTAGTTGTTGACACGTCATATGTAGCAACAACATGATACCAAATATTATGGTCAATATCTGCATTACCAACTAAAGTTCCAGAAGCACTTCCAGTATCAGTTAATATTGCAAATTTTTCATTATCATTAGTACTATCTAAATAATATAACCAAAAACCTCCCCTTGGAGAGCTTCCAGAGCCAGCTGAAAAAATCATCGTACCATCTTCATTAGATACTCCACTAGCATCTGCTGTTATTTTTATCCAACCAGATACTGAAAAATCAGAACTATTAACTTGAAAATCAGTATGATTACTAAATTTTATATAATCGGAACCAGTCTCTGTAAATGTACATGAAGCACGAGAACGATATTGAGGATATCCTTCAGCAGTTTTTTTTATACTAGATGCTAATCCTAACATTTTAACCTATATACGCTATTACACTACCAGATGCAAGTATAATTTGAGTCCATCTTCCATATATAGTCATTCCTGCTGGGAATGTTGCGCTATCTACTGCATCACCATCAGAATCAATTCCTGTAGCGCCACTTTGAGAATTTGGAAACATTGTGTCGTCAACTGCAACTAGACCGTTTGTACTATTAAAAACAGTATCTGTTATAAATTGTATAGCTACAAAATTACCAGCAGCAGAAGTAACTGTATCTGTATTACTTGAGTTAAGAAATATTGAACCAGCTTGCCCTAATCCTGCATTTTGAGCTTCTTGTACTGTAAGTTTATGTAAACCTGCCATTTTTACCTCCTGCCCTAAGCACTGGCTGTGCATGAATGGGCTCGTTTATTGTTATCAAAATTTTAGTAGATTTGGGACAAGCCCTTTATACGACCTGTCCCCAGTTCTACAAAACTGTTAATCCTTCCGGATTATTAAGCAGTAGCACTTTCTACAACTACAGCAGTACCTATTGCAACTGGTACATAACCGCTTAGATGCCAATTGGTACCATCGCATAAAAATGTCATACGAAGACCTTCGATTGCTTGACTTGCAGAACCATCTATTGTAAGTTTTGACAATCCATCAACATCATCTACTGTACTATTAGCTGCACCCGCAACTATATATCCATAGATATCAGTTGCGTCTGCGCCAGTTGTTACAATAAAATCTGCATCATCATCACAATTTACTGTAAAACAGAAATCATACCATACTCCTGCTGAACCTGAAGCTGTTGGCAATGTTAATGTAACATTGTTATCAACAGTCGACATGTCAACAAGAAATAGAGTTCCAGATTCTGAATCTAGCATTGTTCGTGTTAATGCTGCAGAATTATCAATACTCTGTATTCTTCTTTTGTCATAATTATGACTTCCGCTTGAGCTATTAATTACATCACTTCTCATTATTCATAACCTCCTTAACTTATTGCTTCAAAGTTATACAAACAATGTGTTTCTGGAAGAGTTATTTCAAGACCTGCTTCTGTTAGAATCATGTCTTTTCGTAAATCTTCGTCTGCTTGTTGTACATTAGTTATAATATGAGTGTCACGATTTAATCCGTTACCAACAAGTGGTCTATAATGTACTTGACTCATGTCAACAATAGCCATGTATGCACTTGAAAATCCTCTAAATAGAGGTTCTTTAACAAGATTTAAATCACCATGAATAGTATTGACTGCAAGTAATTTATGACCATATGAACCACTAACATATTCTTTATTAAAATCGAATCTGAAAGCATTTGTATTTAAATCGCCAGTTTCTTTAATCATACCACCTGCACCAAACTTGTTAAACAAGCTCATTACAGGAAGTCCAGCTAAAGCTAACTTAGCAGATGAACCACCTCTTGCAGGGTCATAAAGGACTTCAAAGTCAGTTAATAGCCTATCATAAGTAAATTCACCTTCTGCTAAAGTTCTATTGTATGCAACTCCGGGAGTATAAGATAGATTACTATCTCCAGAAGTAGGTGCAGAATTTGCAACTATGTGCCCTACAATTCCTTCTGAATATTGAATACCATCTTGTCTACTTCGTTGCCCGAAAAGCATTGCTCTTTCAATATCAACTTTATGTTCTCTTAGTTTAAGATTCCAGATTCTATTCCACTCATTTGCATATCCTCTTAAATTAGTGGCAATCGCTGTATTTGTCATTTCGGCAGCTGTTTTGAAGATTTGTGTATAACCATAATCATCATCTAGAGAACTAGACCATACGTCTGGAGAACCTGTACCCTCTTCAAAAGAAGTACCTATAACTTGGCATTTATCATTATTAGATAGAACATTATACCCTGTACTAAAATCAGAACTTGGTAATGAAATAATTCTACCTGTAAATGTATTATTAGAACCAGCATCAGTTACTGCGCTGTCAACTCTTACTGTAGCGTAAGCTGTACCAACTGCAGCGTCCAATACTTGAACTGCAAATACCATGCCTTTTTGCAACCAATTAACATCAGTTGCACTACCAGAACTTGAATCATCTACACTAAATGCATACTGAGAACCTGCACTAACTGCAGAACCACCATTAACATCAGCTGCTAATTCAAAACTTCTAGTTGTCCAATCGATTTTAGACCTATTTTCAAGAAATCTGAAAACAGGGTCATTGGTTGGCGATTTAGCCATTTTATTTAAATATACAAAGAATGGAGATTCTTCTGGACTTAGTTCTGCTACTCTATCACTGAAATCATACAAACGTCTTTGGTCAGGCGCTTGTCCATAATCAGCACTAGTTGCAGCAGCTGTTATATTTGTGGCCTTTAGACCACCAGCTGTTATTGCCATTATTATCTCCTCTCCCTATAAGGGAAGTTTGTTATTTAATTAAAACTTCTGTTTGTCACCGGCACCCAATATACCTTGCCACATTGCGTCGTCATCACTCATCGGAGCTTGCGGTTTTTGACCTTGCAAAACTCCACCCACTGCTGGGTTTTGTTGAGTATTACGTACATTATCTAGTGAATTTGATACTTGGTTGCCTTGCTCATTATCAGCTACAGACCTCCACATTTTAATAGCGCCATCAACACCATATTCTGCAGGATTTTGAGCAGCGAATTGCATAAACGAATCAATTTCAGCTGGGTTTAAACCCCTCTGTTGTAATTCAGTTTGTAATTGCATTACGCCTTGATTTCTCTGTAATCCTTGCATTTGATGATTAACAGCTCCATTAATAGAGTCCTGTAATTCTTGCTGTCTGAACTTATACGATTTAGACTGTGGGTCATTATAGGCTTCCCATGGGTCGAACTCATCTTTTTCTAAAACAATTCTTTCAGGACCTGCTGGTTGACCACCACCTTCTACCATTCCTGCTACTGCATTTGCAATATCTGGTCGTGATTCCAAAAATTTCCCTAATTTTTCATATTGTTTTAGCTGACTATTTTCCGCTGCGAGTTTATCCTTTTCACTTTGAAAGTACTTTGCTTGCCCTTCCCAGTCGCTAGAACTCTCTTGCGTATCAACACTTCCGTCTTGCCCTACATTATCAACGGCTTCACCTTCTAGATGTCCGTTTTCATATGCGTTATCCATTATTTAGCTCCTTTCTGCGATTTCTCATTATCTTTTTGAGATTGACTACGAGTTTCCATTCGTAATTTCTCAGATTCGAGTTTCACCGCATCGCTCAATCTGCCTACTTGCAGCTTGGTTTTTACTTTGCTATCTAATTCTTGTTCTTTTAATTTGCCCTTAAACTTTTCAACTTCAGTTCTTTTACGTGAAGAAATTGATTCTCTATGAGCTGTTTGTAAGTCGCCAGACACTCTTTTAAGTTGTTCTTGTGCTTGTTGCAACATTCCTTGCATTTTTTGAATTTCATCAGTTCTTTGAAGAACACCTTCTTTATCAAATATTTCTGTTTTCTTAAGAGCTTCAACCCTATCAATAAGTCCAGCCTGATATGCTTCCATATATATTTGCCATTCACCCCACTTATTAGATGGTAAAGTAGAACTTCCAATTATACGTATATCAAATTGACCTACAGATACGTCATTTTCAATTTTCATCAATTCATTTGTTTTATCGTCATATAAACGTTTATTAATTGTATATTCATTTATATCGTTATTAGGTTGAACAATTCTAAATGTTTTTTTAAATTTATAATGTTGTTTTGCCATATTATACGCAACTTGACCTAATCTTTTAAGAGAACCTTCAATATCTCTTAATTTAGATTTAGAACGTCTTTGACCAACATCTTCCATCATCATTGTTGCGCTATACGTTTTAGGCGCTGCATCTGTACTTCCTTGCATCATTTCAAAAATACCAATATTTAAATCAATATACCCCTCAATCATTTTTGGAAGAGACAATATTGAATTAGACAATGGTTGTGGAGCAGGAAAATGAGGTTCTCCAAATGATGGGTCATATTCAATAGTAGCATTAGGATTAGCCCAATCTCTCTCTAATTCTTCAATATCACTAACACTTCCTTGAGGAACAAGTAATTTTAAACCTGCTGATGCTTGAGCATGAGATGTAATTAATGAAACTGTTTTATTTAAAAATCTTTGGAATGCTTTATTTTTTCTAACATCACTCATTGGATACGGTGTATTAGTCCATATATTAGGAACTGGCACAATAGGATATATATCAGTATCGCAAACCATTTCATATAATACGATTTGACCAACAGTGCATGTTAATTTAATTCTAGGTTGAGTAACTTCAACAAAATCTATTAATTGATTTTCTATTGCCATAGCAAAATCTTTATCTTGAGCCATTGCAGCAAAGTCTTCTTGACTCATAATACGTTCATCACCACTTCTAGTATCTACTACTCTATAAAAAGGTATTCTAACTTTTCTATAATATTCTAATAATCTGTATTTATCAACATCAAAATCTTTATCTTTTATATTATCAGGAGTAAAAGATTGCATAGTAGTAGCATTAGTAGTTTCAGGATAATCCTCTTCTCCAGATATAGGTTCTATTTCATCAATAAGAAGTTTTTCAGATTTTTCATCTATTGGTTGAGATAATTGAGGATATAAATCAATTAATTGTTGTTTAGTTAATATTGTTGATACAATTATCCCAGAAGCATCATCGCAATATCTGTGTCGAGAATTAGGGTCTACATATACACGAAATGGGTCTACATATGTAAATTTAACTTCACCTCGCCCATAATCAGCATCTTTATCTAAATAACAATAAAAATAACCTAAACCTGTAACAGCGTAATCATGCACAACTTGTTTAAATACTTCGTTTCCATCAGAAATATCCCATATATATTCAAGTATTGTTCTCCATACATTTGCAATTTTATTATCAGAGTCTTCACGTCCTATAGCAGAAAATTTTGGAGTTTTTGATGTTACTATAGCTTTAAACTGTTCAATTGCAGCATATAACCTATCCATAGGCATTGAAGATTGATTTCTAGAGTCTAATTCATTAACCTCATTAGAGGTAAAATGATTACCAAGATAAAAGTCAATATCCTCTCTTGCAGCAACTTCCCAATCTTTTCGAGCGCTTTCCCAGCGGTCAAACAATTCTTTTACTTCTCTGACTCTAATATCTTCTCTAATCATAACTTATAATATAACTCTATTTATTATTATATACAAATAATTATTTCCTAGCACCCGTCATCCAATTATAGGCTTTTTTGGGTGTATACCACTTACCATCTTTTTTCTTTTTCTTTTTAGATGTTCCTGCTTTAGCATTTCCTCTTGCCCATTGTGTAGATAACCAAAATGCATCAATAGTATCATCATGGCTCCCTTTAGGAAAGTCAAGCAATTCACCTATAAACTCATGCATTTCTTTTTTTAGATGTACAGCTCCTGCTTTAAACATTGGCTGCAATTC